TTTGCAACAAATTTATTTGCAAGAGACCAAATTAAAATAGTAGGTAGTTCTACTGTCTATCCATTTGCAACGGTTGTTGCAGAACGATTCGGTAAAATTAGTGGATTTAAAACTCCAGTAGTTGAGTCAACTGGTTCTGGTGGTGGATTAAAATTATTTTGTGCTGGACTAGGTACACAACACCCAGACATAACAAATGCATCAAGAAGAATTAAATCTAAAGAGGTAAAACTTTGTCATAAAAATGGTGTTAAAGATTTTACTGAAGTTAAAGTAGGGTTTGATGGTATTGCGATTGCAAACTCTAAAGATGGTGCTGAATTTAATTTGACATTAAGAGATTTATATCTTGCACTTGCAAAAGATGTACCAGCAGATATAACTGGTAAAACTGTCAAACCTAATCCATATAAAAAATGGAATGAGATAAATCCAACATATCCAGACTTACCTATTGTAGTTTACGGCCCTCCACCAACATCTGGAACAAGAGATGCACTTAATGAACTTGGTGTTGAAAAAGGTTGTAAAACTTTTCCAGATAGAAAAGCACTGAAAAAAGAAAATAAAAAACTATACAAAGCACAATGTAGAAGTATAAGAGAAGACGGTGCATATGTTGAAGCTGGTGAAAACGATAATTTAATTATAGAAAAATTAAAAACAAATCCAGATGCATTGGGTGTATTCGGTTATTCGTTTTTAGACCAAAACAGAGATGCTGTAAAAGCAGCAACGATGAATGGTGTTAGTCCAGAGTTTAAATTAATTAGTAATGGTACATATCCTATTTCTAGGTCATTGTGGTTTTATGTTAAAAATGCACACGCAGCTGTAATTCCAGGCATTAAAGAATATGTGAAAGAATTTACATCTGATAAAGCAATAGGTGATAGTGGATATTTAATATCTAAAGGTTTAATACCTTTACCATCTGAAGAAAGAAAAAAATATGCAGAAGATGGTAAGAATCTAAATATTTTTAATCCAAAGGTATTGGTAAAAAAATAATTGATAAAATTTAGTGAAATAAAAGATATACATCCAAAAGGTTCTATTTGGATAGGTGAAAATCGTAATAAGAATGATAAAACTCTTTTGCATAGTCAAGCGTTATCCTTTCACGAGAATTTCCTTGATGTTGCAAAAGATGTTTTTACAGAAGATAAAAGGTTTGCAGATGTAACTGAACACGATTGGATGCAACCACTATTTGATAAACTAATGAAATTATTAGAAGATGTTGGTTTTGGTAAATATTATGTAGTTCAAGCTGATTTAAATAAAGCAACAGATGTTCCATCACATTATAGAATGTTATATATACCTTGTTGTTCTCCAGACTGTATAGATTTAGATATTCAAACTGGTGAGAAAGGTATATTTAAATTACCATTAAAAGAGGGAAGTTTTATAGTGATGCCTCCTAACTCTGGTATTAGAATCATAGCACCACCAGGCAAAATGTTTTTAGGGTTGATTATGGGTATTTGTAAAGATGAGGATTGATAGTATACCATTGTTTCCGACAATGATTTATAAATTTAACATTGACCCTAAATTATATGATAAACAAAATATAATTGATATTGTAGAAAAAAATTATCAGAAAAGTAATTATAGAAACAACTTTGATAGTAATAGTGACTTACATCATTCTTACGGTGATTTTGAAAATGACAATTATATTAAACCTAATTTAGATAAATTATTAGATGTGTACAAAAGAACATTTACTGAATTTACTAAACAATTAAAATTTAAAAGTTTTGAATATAGTTTAGATAATATAGTTGCAACAAAAGGTTCTCAGTATATGGCTCCTCATAATCATTTACCAGTTGCAGATTATTCTTGTATTCATTATATAAAGTTTAATAAAGATATTCATAAACCAACTACATTTAGAAATCCAAGTATGTATGCTAAAACTTTACATCATTTAAAACCTAAGTTTAAACCTAAAATAAATAATTTAGACTTCTCAATATTTTCTGAAAAACACTTTGTTCTGACAACAGAAGATGATATGATAATTATACCATCTTATTTAGAACATCAAGTAGACAAGTCTTATGATGACGAAATGAGAATAACTATTGTTACAAATTTAATAGTAAACGATTGACAAAATAAAAAAATATGATAGAATAGGAATTTATGACTAAAAAATATATTCATGTAAATCAACACAAGATTCGTGCAAACAAAAAACACGGAACTAATGAACCAGTTATTACAATCAAAGAGGGTAAGAAAAATACATACTGTCATGGTGTGGAAATACTAGGGCCTTCTAAAATGTATTATGGTGGTAATGATAAACCAATTCTACCTTGTGGTGCAAGAGTTGTTATTGAAACAGAAAGTGAAATAAAGATTGATAAATTTTAATTCACCAAATAAAAAAACTGGTGATAATTTTGAAAATGATGTTGTATTACATTTACAAGAAAATAATTGCACAGATATTCAAACTAATATAACCATTAAGGATTTAGGAATAGAGGTTGATATTTCTTACAAAGAAAATGAAAAACTTGTATTTGCAGAGTGTAAAGGTGGAAAAAGTGGTGCTGAAAGAACTGATAATGTTAAAAAAGCATTAGCATCAACTCCACTTATCAAAAAAAAATATCCTAATTCAAAATGTGTTTTGTTTTTCTCAAAACAACCTAAGAAAAATTCTAGCAGTTATAAAATGTTAAAAAAATATATGGAATATGGATATGTAGATGATTTAGTGTATATTATTCCATCAGATAATAAAACATCAAACTTGGAGAGTTTTCTTTGATAATATTCAAGAAAGTTAGATGGAAGAATTTTCTATCTACTGGTAATTATTTCTTAGAAGTTGAATTAGATAGAAGTCCTACAACACTCATAGTCGGAGAAAATGGTTCTGGTAAATCAACAGTTCTTGATGCACTATGTTTTGTATTATTCAATAAACCATTTAGAACTATAAGTAAATCACAACTTGTTAACTCTATTAACTTAGGGGGAACTATTGTTGAGATAGAATTTGTAATACAGAAAAATAATTTTAAAATTATTCGTGGTATGAAACCAAATATATTTGAAATATATTGTAATGGTCGTATGATGAATCAAGATGCAAATGTATTAGATACTCAAAAGATATTAGAACAACAAATCCTTAAATTAAATTATCGTTCATTTACTCAAGTCGTAATACTAGGCTCTTCAACATTTATTCCTTTTATGCAATTAAGAAGTAAAGATAGAAGAGAAGTAGTAGAAGATATATTAGATATTAAGATATTTTCTTTGATGAACTTTTTATTAAAACACAAAGTAAAAGAAGTTTCAGAAGAATTAAAATCAATAGAATATGAATTTAGACTATCAAAAGAAAAGATTGATTTACAAAACAAATACATTGAAGACATAAGAAAAAACAAAGAACGAATAATAGAAGAGAAAGAACATTTAGTATTTGATAGTGAAAGAGTTGTGTTGTCAGAACAAGAGAAAGCAGATAAGATAAAATTAGAAATAAAAAGTTTAGAACCAGAAACATCGCAAAAAGAAAATGTTAAAAGTAGTATTCGTGAGTATCATAAAATGGAAGCTAAATTATCTAACAGAGTAGATGAGAATAAAAGACAAAAAGAATTCTTTGAGAATAATGAAACTTGTCCAGTTTGTACTCAAGACATAGAACTAGAATTAAAGAAACAAAAGATAGAAGAGAAGTCAAAAAGAATACAAGAACTTAATAGTGGTATAGACAAACTTAAAGTAGAACTAGATGATAAAGAACAACTTCTTAAAGGTATAGAGATGTTATCAAAACAAATCAGAGAGAAAGAAGTTGAGGTTGCAAAGATAGGTACTTCTATAACACATATGGAAAGATTAATTAGACAAACAAATATACAGATACAAGCTATGAAGAAAGGTGAGGTATCTGAAGAAGATAAAGTTAAACTTACACGACTATCAGAAAGATGTAAACTACAAGAAGAACAGATTACTAAGTTAAGAGAAGATAAGTTTTATGTAGATGTTGCAAGAAATCTATTAATGGACACTGGTATCAAAACAAAGATAATCAACAAGTATTTACCGATTATGAATAAATTAATCAATGGGTACTTGACAAGTATGGATTTTTATGTTAACTTTACACTGGACAATAATTTTAATGAAACTATTAAGTCCAGACACAGAGATGAATTTAGTTATTCGTCTTTTAGTGAAGGTGAAAAAATGAGGATTGACCTTGCACTTCTCTTTACTTGGAGAGCTGTTGCAAAGATGAAAAACTCAACCAACACTAATTTACTAATACTAGATGAAATCTTTGATAGTAGTTTAGATACTACTGGTACTGATGATTTCTTAAAAATATTGCACACTTTTGCTGACCAAAATGTATTTGTCATAAGTCATAAGGGAGATACAATGTTTGATAAGTTTAGAAGTGTGATAAAGTTTGAAAAACAAAGAAACTTTAGTAAATTATTATGATGAGATTACATAACGGTGATTGTTTAAATGTTCTAAAGATGATGATAGAAGATGAGGTCTTCGTTGATTCTATCGTTACAGACCCACCCTATGAATTAGGTTTTATGGGAAGAAGTTGGGATTCTACTGGTATTGCATTTCAAAAAAAAACTTGGGAACTATGTTTTAAGGTATTGAAGCCTGGTGGACATCTACTTGCATTTTCTGGAAGTAGAACATATCACAGAATGGCAGTTGCAATAGAAGACGCTGGTTTTGAGATTCGTGACCAAGTAATGTGGTTATATGGTTCTGGTTTTCCAAAGAGTATGAATGTCGGTAAGGCATTAGATAAAAAACTGGGTAATGAAAGAGAATCATTTGGAACAAAATTAAAAAAAGCTGGAGATATGAGAGGTGGTAATTATGTTAAAGGTGGAGATTATAAATCTATTGAAATAGAGATTACAAAAGGTAATACTGAATGGGAAGGTTGGGGTACTGCACTTAAACCAGCACACGAGCCTTTAGTTCTTGCAAGAAAACCTTTATCAGAAAATTCAGTTGTAGATAATGTATTGAAACATAGAACTGGTGGTATCAATATTGATGAATGTAGAGTTGAGGGTAATGATGCAAAATATCCAGATACTAATCCAGACTTTCGTGACCAAGGCCGTCAATCAAAAGAAAATATGGGTATTGATAAATTAAGTTTTGGTCAAACAAAAAATGTAAAAAGAAAAAAGGTTGTTCGTAAATCAAGAGATGAAAATGGTGTATGGACAAATGATAACTCTGGTATGAAAGCAGAGGGTAGTGAATATGCAGATGCAGACCCTAGAGGTAGATTTCCATCAAATGTAATGCACGATGGTAGTGGTAGTATAAAAGAATTGTTTGAAGATAAATCAAAATATTTCTATTGTGCAAAAACATCAAAAGCAGAAAGAAATCAAGGATTAGATAATTTTATTAAAAAAAATAAAGTATTTAATGGTCAAAGTCCAAATGCAAGTAAAGATATGAAAGGCGTTGAACAAAAGTTTACAACTAAACCATCTGCAAATATACACCCAACAGTAAAACCTATCAAGTTAATGAAATACTTATGTAGATTGATTACACCAAAAGGTGGTACAATATTAGACCCATTTATGGGTAGTGGTTCAACTGGTATGGCTGCAAAAGAAGAGAACTTTGATTTTGTAGGTATAGAAAAAGAAGAAGAATATTTTAATATTGCAACTGCAAGAATAGAATCAGTAGAAACTAAATCAACATTAGAGGGGTTTTATGATTAAAAAGATTAGTGTATTGTGTTTACTACCAACATTTGTTTTCGCAACAAATCCTTGTGAATATGATAATCAAACTACATCTACTATGCAAGGTACAGTTGAATCAGTAATCGTAAAAGATAAAACAGTAACAGAATATTTTAGAGAAACAAAGAAATGTAAAGTATTAATCAAAGCAAAAATATTAGGTAAGTGGTATATGACTTCACAAGATTATATATTTACACCAGATATGTCAGAAAACGAAGCCTGTCAAAATGCAGTTAATCGTGCAAAAGAAAGATTATTACAAGAATTTGTTCCAGAAACATTAGAATCAACTAAAAATTTAAATTGTCAAGTTAGGGACTTGACAAAACAAAGAATTGAGTGTAGAATAGAGACACTTAATGTTGTAATGCCAGGTTTGGGATTGCAAGAAGTTAAACTTAAACAATGTAATAGGTGATATATGAATAAAACTAAAGGCATTATAACTAATGTTTTAATTTTATGTGGAGTTGCTGCTCTACTTATATTTACACAGTCTTGTGGTACTGTTTCTGGATTCGGTCAAGATATAAAAGATGTATCTGATTGGTCAAAAGATAAACTACAAAGTTCAGATGAAGAGGAGGTGATTAATTATGAAGAAGAAGTTATTTAGTATTCTACCTCTCATCGCACTAGGTTCTTGTGCAACAAAAGTTGATGTTGACCCTTTGGTTGAAACACCAGAGATTCAACAACAAATAGAAAAAGTTGAAAGTACATCTAGTGTCATACCAGATTGGTTCAAAGAACTTCCAGAAGATGAAAAAATGATTTATTCATCTGGAACTGCAATCGCACCAGATTTACAATTATCTGTTGATATTGCAACTATGAACGCAAAAACAGTTCTTGCAGATAGAATAAATGGTAAACTTGATAGTATGACCAAACAATTTATTGCAAAAACTGGTACTACTGATTTAGATTCTCAAGTATTAAATGAATTAGAAAGAGTATCTAAAAATGTAATTGCATCAGTAGATGTTGCTGGTTATAAAATTAAAGATATGGAAGTATATCCTGCTGGAACTCAATATCGTTCATTTGTATTATTAGAGTATTCTGACGAAGAAGCGATAAAAATACTTATGAATCGTATGAGAAAAGATAGAGCCGTTTATGCAAAACTTCGTTCTAATAATGCATTTAAAGAATTAGAGAGAAGTGTTGACAAATCTTTAAACCAAGACGAAGTTCAATCTTTATCTAATATAGAAAAAGAATTGGATGACTTAGGTGATAATAATAATAGATACATCAAAACAGTTCCCTCTATCGGGCCTGACCAATGGATGACAGAATAATGAGATTATTTATTGTCTTAATTTTTCTGTTTGCATCAACAACTGCATTTAGTCAACCTAAAAAGGGATTATTTGAGGGTGTTGGTGCATTTCTAGGTGTAGTGGGTGC